TATATAGGTTCTTCTGGTGCTACTGGTGGTGTACCGAATACTACAGTATATGCCAATTTAAGTTTTGGTAATCAGACACAAATAGCTGCTTACACTGTACCCGCTGGTTACACGCTATACTTAGATGACATTAACTTTACCGCAGCGTTATCTCAAGCAAGTAAATTAGTCACTTGTGTTTTTGTTAGCCGTGATTTTGGATCAAATGTCTTCAGATCTAGGTTTATTAATGTGCTACAGAGCAACCAGTTGATTACTAAGTTTGAATACCCACAACCATTTTATGAGAAGACAGATTTAGAGTGTAGGGTTTCTAGTAACACAACAAATAACGCAGTAGCGGCTTCCTTCCAAGGTGTCCTAATCAAGAATACAGCTTAAGGTTACAACATGCCAAAAACAGCCCTCAAGAACAAGATGGAAGCTCATAACAAGAAGTCTAAGCATAAGGTAACTATGCGTATGCTTGAGGCAGTATATGATAGGGGTGTAGGAGCCTACCGTACAAACCCTCAGTCAGTACGTCCTAATGTGACTGGCCCTGAGCAATGGGCAATGGCTAGAGTTAATAGTTTCCTTAAGATTGTCACTGGCTCTAAGAAAGCTACACACGACAAAGATTTACTGCCAGCTTCACACCCTTCCAGCAGCAAGAAGTCAATAGCTAAAGCTAAACTAGCTAATGATGTCTTCTCCACTGAGATGGAAGCTAGAGCGAGAAGTATGGACATGGGTTGTGAGGGTAAGATCCACGTACATGAAGACGGCATAGGACAGGCTGTATACATGCCCTGTGGTAGCCATGAAGAGTACCTAGAATATTACTCCCGTGATGAGGTAGCTGAAGACCCTCAAGAAGAGCCATCAGTGAACCGTTTAGACGCCCTCAGAGCTATCGTACAGGAAGTGATGAAGGAAGAGTTCACTAAGGCTGAGTACCAAGGTGAGAAAGTAACTTTAAACAAGCCTCGCCGTATTCAAGGTGGCAACAAGAAGTTTGAAGTGTTCGTGCAAGATGGTGATAAGGTAAAGCGAGTTGCCTTTGGAGATCCTAACATGGAGATCCGTCGAGATGACCCTAAAGCCAGAGCTAATTTCCGCTCCCGCCATTCTTGCGATACCAAGAAAGATAAGACTACAGCAGGTTACTGGTCTTGTCGTATGTGGGAAGGTGGAACATCAGTGTCCGAATTAACAAAGAGTATTGAAGGGCAAATCCTAAAGGCTGACGAAGAACAGCGTCTAGTCTACGGATGGGCCTCAGTCGTTACTGAGAAAGGTGAGCCAGTGGTTGACCGTCAAGGTGACGTAATCGAACCTGACACACTCGTTAAGGCTGTCAATAGCTTTATGGAGCATATTCGTGTCGGTAAGCAGATGCATACAGGGGATCAGATTGGAGCAGTTATTCATTCTATGCCTATCACTAAAGAGATTGGTGAATCCCTTGGCATTCAGAGTGACCGTGAAGGCTGGGTTGTAGCTTTCAAAGTCTATGACGATAATGTCTGGGCGAAGGTTAAGTCTGGTGAACTTGCGGCCTTCTCTATTGGGGGTCGTGCAATCAAGGAGGACTATAGTGCCTAACCTTTTAAAACAGCTTGAACTGGAGGAGTTGTCTTTGGTGGATCGTCCAGCAAATGCACAGGCAATGGTCTCCTTGTACAAGCGTGATAACTCCAATGGAGAACCTATGGAACATGAAGTAACAGAAAAAATGTCTGATGATCTGAAGGCCAAACTGAAGCCATACATGGATAAAGGTATGTCTGAAGAAGAAGCCATGAAGATGTACAACATGGACATGAAGAAAGCTGATGATGCAACTGCTGAAGAGCTTGAAATCGAAACTCTTAAGGCTTCTGAAGCTGCCTTGAAAGAAGAGAACGAGCGTCTTCGTAAGTCTCTCATCGAGAATGGTTATGTCATTAAAGCTGATGTAATTGAGAAGAAAGTCGAGCCTGAGTATGTAGAGTATGACGGTGAGCAAATCAACAAAGCTGACATCCCTGCGCCTATCCTTAAGGCTCTGGAAGAAGCTGAAGTTGCTAAGGCAGATGCTGAACTGACTAAACGTGCAGAAGAAGCTCTACCTAACTTCAACATCGAAGTAGCTAAAACACTCATTGCTAAGTTCGATACAGATGAAGCAGTTATGGAAGCTCTGAAGGGTGCTGATGCAGTATTCGGAGAGTCTATGGAAGAATTTGGTAAGTCTGATGCTGATGGCAACTTCGCTACAGCGCAGGACAAGCTAGATGCCCTCGTTAAGTCTTATATGGACGAAAACAAAATCAAGAAGAGCCAATATGCTGTAGCTTATGCCGCAGTTGCTAAGACCGATGAAGGTAAAGCTCTTATCAACAAATCCTATAAAGGAGAATAAATATGGCTGTAATGCAGTCCCGTGATACACGGTCTTTTGTTGCTGGTGAGAGTCTCACAGCAGCACAATTCAAGTTCGTTACTCTGGAGAGTGATGGACAAGTAGATCTGGCAGATGCTGCTGGTGAAAATTGCATCGGTGTTCTTTTGAACAACCCTGCTGCTGGTGAAGCTGCTACTGTAGCTATCTCAGGTAAGGTTATGGTAACTTCTGGTGGTACTATTGCCGCTGGTGCTGCCATTCAAACAGATGCAAATGGTGACGCACTCACCGCCGCCTCTGGTGACGTTGTTATGGGTTATGCTTTGGAAGCAGCAGTTGATGGTCAGATCATGGCTATTGAACTCATCCAAGGCGGTAACGTCGTAGCTTAATCCAGCATAGAAAGGAATAAATAATGCCCTTGCTGACTCCATCCGCAGTGCATGTAGATCAGCCGCTGACTAACCTCACGCTGGCTTATGCACAATCACAAGAAAACTTTATCGCTGATAAGGTATTCCCAACTGTCGGTGTTTCAAAACAATCTGACAAATACTACATCTATGACCGTGCGAATATGAACCGTACTGGTGATGTAGCTAAATTGGCTCCACGCACAGAAGTAAACCGTATCGGTATGACTTTATCGACCAGCAGCTACTTTGCTGACGTATATGGTCTTGGTATGGACTTCGATGAGCAGACTTTGGCTAACGAAGATGCTATGTTGGACATCCGTTCTGCTGGTGCTGAAACCTTGGCGATGCGTCTGATGATCCATCGTGAAGAGCAGTTTGCAACCAACTTCTTCTCAACAGGAGTTTGGGGAACAGACAACACATTGTCAGGTACTGACCAGTGGTCAGACTACACCAACTCAACACCAATCCAAGATGTAACTGCTGCTCGTCGTGCAGTACAGTTGGCTTCTGGTGGCTTCAAGCCAAACACAATGGTTGTTGGTAAAGAAGTACGTGATAAACTGATCAATCACCCAGATATTCTGGCACGTTTGAACGGTGGCGCAACTGTAACTAACACAGCTTTGATCACAGATGCTAAGTTGGCTGAAATCTTTGAGGTAGAGAACTTCTACGTCATGGAAGCTGTCAAGAACTCATCAGTAGAAGGTGTTGCAGAAAGCAATGCGTTCATCGGTGGTAAGAATGCTCTGTTGGCCTACACACCATCAACTGCTGGTCTTATGTCACCAGCCGCTGGTTTGACCTTCGCTTGGAATAACCTAGAAGGTGTGAACAACTTGGGTATCACTGTTGAGTCATTCTCAGATGATGCTCTGAAGCGTCAGCAAATCGCTGAGATGATCCAAGTTAAAATGTCTTACGATATGAAAGTCGTAGGCGCTGCCTTGGGTTACCTCTTCGCTAATGCTGTAGCTTAATATTTCTATCGGTGGGGGCTGTAGTTATGGCCCCTGCCATCCATCCCGACGAAAGGTAGTACAATGATCCGACAAGAGAATATGCCATTTCAAATAGACCGTCCAGTCTTTGTTAAGTATCCATTTCAATCTTTGGGTAGACAGCTAAAGAAGGGTGAGGAGTTTAAATGGAAAGAGATTGGTGTCAGTGAAGATAAAGCACTAATCTTATACACACAAGGTTTCATTCATCATAACTCAGAGTTTGAAGTAAAACTTAAAGTTGGTGATGGACTAGAGCAACTAGATGTAGCTG